GCCATGTTGTACGCGATGATGTCTGCAACAGCAGGGTCAACATCGGATAGTGAGAACAACTGTAGTTTACGAGTTACAAGTGATGCATTGCCGTATTCGTTTAGAGTTACGGAAACTGTATCAACATTGTTAAGTGCAACTGCATCTACATCTGTGGTTTCAGAGAGAGTGGAAGTTGCTGCTGCCAAGTCGTTGTAAAGTGAGAATACAACGGAAGAGCCTGGCATAGCCTGTTGTACAGGCTTCTTATCCGCAACAGCACGAATCATCGGCTGAGCGCGGAGGGCAAATTCAACATAACGGTCATACGCTGTCTTGACTAGACCAGCGAGAGCGGTTGTGTCTGTATATGCCATGTAGGTTCACCTCCTGGTGATTGGTTGATGTGTGAGTTATTTATTGCAATCCAAGGAGTGCATCTAGGTCCTCACGAGTTTTGGCTCCTGCAATCTTTGCAAACGCATCTTCGTCAACATCTGGCGCAGTGCCAGTTGCAACGAGATTATTGATTCTTGCTTGTGCCATAACTTCTGGACTCTTTTGTGCAGGCTTTTCTTCAGATGGAGTTTGGATTCCAAATACATCGCCATATTCATTCACCCAAGTAGTGATTGCCTCCTCAGAGGAATCAATATCTTGTGGGATAAATGCAGCAATCTTTGGGTTTAATCCCTTAGCCTGTAGCACATCCTTGACAGTACGCTGACGGGTCTGAATTTTCAGACCGCTCAACTCCTGTTCTAGTTCTTTCGCACGCTTTTCTAGCGCACGGTTTACTTTGCGGAGTTGTCCGACAACATCAGTAGTTGTGTCGTCATCTTCGTCATCGTATTCGTAGTTGGTAGCCATCTACCTATCTCCCTTTTGTTAGTTGTATTCGCAATCCACAAGGCAGTTCGGGGAAACTACATTGGCTATTGCTTCCAGACTTATACGCCCCCCTGGGCTGGTCGGTCAGGGTGGGGATTCTTATATTGTGGTTGTACTTCTTAAGGTTGAGCCTGTTACGCCACCACGAGCACTAAAGCGGGCTGCTTCACGCTGAGCGCGTTGCTGTGATGCAAGGAGTGCCTCTGGACTTCCTTCAATAACAGCCTGCAGTGCTTCTTGCTCGTTATATGCAACACCTTCAAGTTGAGCCAAACGCTGTTGTGTACGGCGTAATTGACCTGCACTGCCAAGTGCTTTAGAAAGTTCTGCCTCTGAAAGTTTTGCATAGGACTCTGTGCCAGCAATGTTTTCTGCTTGCTGTGCTGTAATACCGCCAAGGCTAAATCCAGCAGCACGACCAATACCAACGAATTGTGCAGCCTTAGCCTGCTTTTGAATAAGTGGTAAAGCGCGGTCAGCATCAAGAACAAAGGCTGTTAAATCGCCTTCTCCTACGCCATAAAAATCTATTAGTTGTTGTTTAACCGCAGGGTTTAAACTACGAGCCAAATCTTGACCTACTTGTAGACGGTCTTGGAATTCTTTAGGTGATACTTCATTACCAAGCAACTTGCCAAAATCATCAGGACTATCATAAAAACCTTTAGGCAAATCAAAGAAACGGGCAGTTTGAACAAAAGCATTTTCATTTTTCATGTACTCTGATTCAGTAATTGTACGCCCTCTTTTACGGAGAGATTCCATACCAGGAAAACGCAGTTTATATTCTGGTTGGTCATACAACTCAAGCAATACTTGTTCTTCAGATACATCTGCCATAATACGGCGGTCAATAAATCCTGCTAATGTTTCTAACCCATAAGGCGCAAACATTGCCTTTAACTTATCTGAAGCCTTAACTTTAAGAGCCAACTTTTCAGCATCTTCTTTAGCCTTAGCCTCACGAGCAAGCGCATCAAACTGAGCCTTTTGTTCAGCCAATGCTTTTTTTATAGCATTATCAACATCTGCTTGGGTTAATCCAGGCGTACTACCAGTTGCGCCAGTTGCTCCAGTTGCACCTGTTGCACCTGTTGCGCCTGTAGCACCTGTTGAGCCAGCACCACTTGTAGATGTAGGGATAAATGTTGTTAATTTACCAGTAGCATCTCTTTTTAATTTTGCACCGTAGGTTGAAAATTGCATACCGCCATCAGCATCACCTTGCGGTAGTATTACGGAAAAATCAATAGAGCCATCAGAATTTGTAATTACTTTCCAGCCACGAACATTTGCATCACGACCAAAAAACGGGACATATTCTTCTGGGATAGGTCCCAAAGTATATCCTTGGGATGTTGCATAACCATAATCTGCTTGAGAAAATCCTTCTGGAAGATTAGATGTTGCACCTGTGCTACCTGCGGTACTACCACCTGTACTACCTGCAGTGCTACCTGCGGTACTACCACCAGTGCTACCACCAGTGCTGCCTGCGGTTCCTCCAGCAGCCAAAGCATTAGCACCAACAGCACTAGAAAAAGTAGCCTGTGTTGTTCCAGCCTCTGAACGCGCTTCAGCAGATGCTGCTTTAGGAGAATCTGCTTTCTCTTTGTAAAGCCTCCAAGAACCAGTTGTTACTCCACCAATCCAAGAGTAGTACCGAATATATCCGTCATCTAATTGGGGTGCTTCTGGTCGGTTAGTAGGGTCTTTCATTGGGTCAGAGGCAGCGCGTTGTCTAGCCGCTTCTTCCATGCGTGCTTCGCGTTCAGCCTTTAATTCAGCCATCCGTCTTGCACGGGCTTGAGCAGGAGTTTCTGCAACACTTTCGCCTGGATTATCTACTCTTGCCATTAGATAGCCACCAATCCGAACTTGTTTAACATGCTAATTCCATAACCTTCATACATGCGTGTAGCGTTTTCTGTATACTGCCAACGCTCATCTTGCTTGATTAACTTTTCTGCATCCCATGCTGGTCGTACAATGATTTTTCCAGTTTTCTCATCTGGCATTGTAAATATCTTGCCGTCTTTCCATAGTGGGTCGTTCCAGTCAAGGGTGTCCTCGTCAACTTCAAGTAGGTCAGCCCACTTCTTGCGGTGCAAAGAAGTTAAATCCCAAAGAGTACGACCTGCTGCAAAATCATCTGCCCAAAATTCATAGTTCTTTGCTTGCTTATCTGCAATTTCTTTTTTAATTTGTTCAGGTGTAGCCTTAACGCGTAGACCATCAGTTGTTACTTCACCAATCAGACGGCGTTGGTAATCTGTTGCGGTCTGTTGGCTGATAGGAACACCCATAAGGTTTGCATAGGATGTAATGTCCTGAATTGTGGATATATAGCCACCGCCACCAGCCTTATCAAAAATATCTTTGTTTTTAACAATAGTATTTTCAATATAGTCTTTATCCCAGCCATTAAGAAATGATGTTTCTGCTAAGCCTGATAGGTAGGCTGAGATTGTTGGGTCTTTTAGGTCAAGACCAAGGGCTGATGCAATACCAGAGATAGTGATTTTATATTCACTAATGTTCTGGTTGTACCACTTCTCACCATACTTATATTTGCCAGCGATTGCAGCAGCAACAGTAGGACCATTGCTTAGATACCAGTCGCTGCTGGTAATCATGTCAACAATTACACCCTCTGCGTAAAGGAACTTGCCTGTTACAGGGTCGCGTACAGCATCATAGATAGCACGAAGTTGGTCAACATTTTTAAGTAAATTGACAATCCAACTTGTCATGCTCGGCATTAGTGTGCTGTCATCATCTTGCTTAAATGGGTCGTAGTTGCTATCGCCACCGCCATCAGTAAGCATTGTTGTTGTTGGTCTAGCCATATTTAACCCCTAAGTCCTAACGCCTTTTCAAGGGCTGAGCCAAATACATTTGCTGTTTGGAAATCCTTATAGAGTGGGTCCTGCATTGCACGCTTTTCAGCCTCTGCAGCAGCCTCTGCCTCGCCATAACCTGGAGTTGTAACTGTCATCTTCTTGCCCTTGACAGTCTTAACTTCTGTTTTAGTTGGCTTTTCTAATTGTCTTTCACGAACAAACTTAGCAAAATCACTTGCTTCTGCATCATCAACAATACGACCAGCGCGTTGCTCTAAGTACTGTTTGTAGAGTTCTTTAGCGTTTTGAGTCTTAATAAGTTGGGTGCTGTATGAAGGACCTTTATCTTCCCCACCACCCCATAGACCGCGCTGAATATCAAGCAGTTGGTATGGAGTTAGTTTTTGTCCTTGGCGATTAGCCTCTAGTGAAAGTTTACCCCATGTTTCCCATTGACTTTTAAGTTCTTGAAAACCAGCAGATGCGCTAACTACGCCTGCTGCTACTAATTTAGACTTCCACTCAGCCAAAGCCTTTGGGTTAGCAATAGGAAATTGTTTATTCCATTGAGTAAGCGAAATAGTATCTGACTTAACTTCAACAGGGCGACCACCTGCAAATGATGGGGGTGCGCTAGATACAATCTGTGGCTTACCAGTATAAACACCAGCACTGCCAACTACTGTATCTTGTGAACCCATTATTGCACCAATGTTGAAGTTAGGATTCTTCATTAGTTGCTGACCAGCAGCAGTATTGAGAAGGGCGTTTACATCACCACCTGCAGCCTCATATTGAGCCATACCCATCATTAAATCTGTATTAGCCTGGTCTGCAATAGCCTGTTGCTGTGCAGCAGTATCGGCTCCATCATCGCCACCAAATGCACCAACTACAGCACCAGCAATACCTAATAATCCAGCACGCTTTGCGGTTTTCTTAACATCTACCTTGCCATCTGGTTTTCTAGGGATGATAGTTTTAGCAAGTCCGCCAACAGCCTTGCCCCCAGCCTTAGCGCCAGCAATGGCAGCGCCTGCTTTGGCAGCAATCTTGCCAGGGCTAACTACTTCACCACTTAGTTTTGTCATAGCAGCAGTAGGAAGCATGCCCTTCTTGGGAAACTCTTTAAAAGCATCAGGATTCTTTACGAAATAATCAACTGCCTTTTTTAGGTTTTCATCTGGAAGGTCGGGATACTTTGCCCGCACTTGCCGTGCTATTTCTGCTCTAGTTGCCATAGTCCTATCCAAGTGTTACTGGGTCGTTTTGTAAGAATCGGTTATAGAAATCGCCAAACTCTGGAGAACCATTACGA